ATGAATGAAAAGGCCTCACTGGCTTTACGTCAGTCTCTTCGAATCATCCGAAGGGAGAGCGACGTACACCGAGCGCGCATCGAGTACTACGAAACGGTCGGGATGTTGCGCGGATTGCACTACGGCGGAGCGATCGATTCCTGGCAGCTGATAGCTCTAACCGAGCTAGCAGGAAGCGCATACATCAACGCTGGCAAACCCTATTAAGGAGACTGAAATGGCTCAATTCAATATCGATTCCCACCTGAGCGACGGCAAGAGCCTGCAATGGCTTGCCTTGCCGGACGCCGGTGAACAGCCTCTGGACGTTGAGGTGAAGGTTCGCCAGGCGGCAATGAAGAAGTTCGGACAGTCCGTCTTCTTCAATTGCTGGGAGCACGTAGTTGCAAGCAACGGCTACATCACCGTGCGGATGCATGCGTGATGCAAGGAGTCGACCCGATGACAATCATTCACGAATGCGACCGGTGCAACGCGCCCGGCCGCGTGATCGAGACGTCCGACGGATTCCGCTGCGAGGGTTGCTACGAGGAGGCGCAGGAGCAGGTGCGCAGCGATGCGAGCTGCCCCAAGTGTGGGCGCCTGGGGGTGACGGCTACCGGAATTTGTTACGCCTGTGAGAACACTGCCCCGGTTCGCCGGGGCATCACCAAAGGACATTAATCAGATGAGCCAGCAAACCCTGCAAGACCTGCTAACAGAAAGAGTCACCCTTTACGCAGCATCCGACAGGCCGCGCGAACTGATCGACGAAGGCATCGACAAGCTGTTCAAGGAAGTCGTGAGCGACGCGTTCCGCTCCTATGGAGATTTCGGCGGCGCCATCAAGGAAGCTGTCAAAGCTGCGCTGCCGGCAAACGTGTCCGACATCCTCGACCTTCAGCGATACAACGCCATCGTCGCAAATGCACTTCGACAGCGCTGGGAGTCCGCTGGCCTGAGTGCGGTCATCTTGGAACAAGCCGATAAGTCGATCGCCGAGGTGCTTACCGGCGATGGCCTGCTGACCGGCGAGGTGTCGCTCAAGGCCCTGCTCGAGGAATTCATCGAGCACCACAAGGAAAGCGCCGCCGAAGCCCAGTGGGAGCACCCGGAGATTCGCATTGAAGAAGGCGACGGCAGCTACTCCCACAAGACGCTGCACATCTATTTCGATCCTGAGCCGGAAGAACGTTACCGGAGTGGCGTCTACTCATCCTCCGGCCGAAGCAACTACAGCCTGAAACACGCCATTCACATCAGCATCAAGGGCGAGCGTGAGACCGGGGGTCGCTGGAAGCCAAAGGTACAGTTCGGCGAAGTCTATAGCGCCAAGCTCGATGACAAGAAGATCGCGATCGACATGCAGGTCTACTCAAAGTGGGAGCGCATGCTGGCATCGCTGTACTTCGGCAACGCCATTCTGGTGATCGACTGCGACCCAGACGACCTGAGCTACGGCCTGTACGACTGAACAGCCAGCGCCACGTCAGCCTGACGTTAACTGCCCGATCCACCTGGCTCCCCATCGCCAGGCTGTATCGGAGAGTGGTCTGAATGCGCTGGCTGATGCGCACAACTGGAAGTGGTCAGCTCGACTGGCAAATCCGGAGTAGCACCAGAGGCGAACGATAAGTGCGGCGCCTAATCAATGACCGCCGGAGATCAGCACCGGCCAGACCACTCCCCCATACAGCATCACGCAATCACAACAGACGGAGGCCCCATGGCGGCCAAATCGTTCAAGCAAATGGTTTCAACGAAGGAGATCCGGCGCGCCGATGCATACAAGGTCCGCCTCGAAGACCTCCACGAAGAGCCAGGACTCAACTGGCGGCGTTACACCGATGCGTTCCACAAGTCTGTTGAGGAGCTCGCGGAACTCATCGCCGGCGGGATGGAGGTAGATCCCCTCGAGGTGCGCCCTCGCGAAGAGGGAGGCGTCTGGATCGTTACAGGTCACCGCCGTACAAGAGCTTGGCGCCTGCTCGATCTCTCTGGGCGTCTCCAGCGAGATCCGAAGACCGGCGAGTTTCTCGTCAGCGTAGTACCTTCGAAGGCAAAGGACCGGCGCCAGCGCCTGGCGCGCGTAAGCACCAGCCAGGACCAGTTCGAACTGACCCCTCTCGACTACGCCGAAGGCTGTCGCCGGATGCATGAAGAGGAAGGCATGACCCCTGCAGAGATCGCCGCGGAGATCAAAAAGACGCGCCAGCGAGTCGAGCAGTTCTTGAAGCTATCTACTGCAAGCGAGGGGGCAAAAGCGCTCATCGACGCGGGGAAAGTATCGGCGTCGACGGTGACTAGGCTGGTTCGAAAGCACGGCCCGGATGTTGAGGGAATCATCCTTGAGCGGCTGGAGAAAGCCAAGGAGCGAGGCAAGAAGAAGGTAACTCCAGCGGCGATGGTTGAAGCTCCCGCTTCTGGATCGCCGGTCGTCCCGAATTGCGACGCTGTTGTCGCGCCTCCCCCTGCTCCAGGTCCGCACGACGAGCTGATGAAGGTAGTTCGCGAGATCGTCCGATCCTTCCCTACGGAGGTCCGCGTAGGCCTTGCCGAGGGCGCCGAGGCGATCACCGTCACTTTCAGGGCATCGCAGATCGAGCGATTGACCGAGATCCTCGCCAAGGCTGAAGAAGCCTAGAGGCAAACCATGTTCATCCTTCCATTCCTCATCGGCCTGGCGCTCCGGCACCAGCGGCCCGAACCGCTGCGCGTGCTTGATAGAGCCAGCGCCGATCCTGACCTGGGCGCCCCGGCGCCAGCAGGCCGGGAACGATGTACCTGCGGGGCGTCCTGAGTTCGGGCTCCAGGCGTCCCGCCAAGAATGCTTCAAACCATAAGGCGGTTTGTAAGTAGGTGCGGGGCGGTGGGCGCCCTGCACCACCCTCTCTCGACTCCATGCGCCAGCACTCCACGCGATGCCCATCGGCAGATAATCGCGCCGCCGAGTGCTGACCCATGCAGCCAAGGAACCACACCCATGCAAGCAATCCAATGCGGCGGATGGATCGGCCGCCAGGGCCTCGGCCTTGCTCCCCGTGAACTCGAAGCGACCGCCTGGAGCGCCAGCGAACTGACCGCGAAAGAGGTCGCCCGCCGCATGGGCATCGCCCCGGGGACCGTCGAAAAGCGCCTCGACGACGCCAAATTCAAGCTCGGCGTGCGCAGCGTGCGCGGCCTCGTCCTCGGAGCGTTCCGCCGCGGAATCATCTCGCCGGCCGTCTTCGTGCTCGCATTCCTCGTCGCCGGCCACCCGCTGATCGATGACGACCACATGAACAGGACCCGCAGGCCGAGCAACGAGCGACGAATCACCGAAGCCCGCACCGTTCGCCGGATCGACGAAATCACCATCAACGCGTAGGAGAACCACAATGCTGACGTATCAGGAACAAACCGAAGTTCTCACCGGCCTGCTCTCCCAGACCGCCCTCGCTCGGATGGCGTTCGCTCAGCGACTCATGGCTCCGGCCGAGATCGAGCCCTACCGCGTAATTCCGCAGGGTCGCGGCTTCTTCCACATCGTCGAGACGGCCACCGGCCGGGTGCGCGGGTTCCGCCGAAGCCACAACGAGGCATGCGCATACGCCGAGCGGTTGAAGCACCAGCAGGCCGACAAGTGACCAGACGTCGAGCAATTCGAACCGGTGGCATCGGTGCAGCACTGGGCTTCATCGTGCTGGTGTTCGTGCTCCCCGCGGCAGTCCGGCAACAGCCACCCAGGACGCCGCCGTCCGCCGGCGCGCCAGCAGTTCAAGAGGCGAAGCCTCGAACTGCCTCCTACCGCGCCAGCACCCAGAACCAACACACATACATCTTCTGACCGGAGCCGAATGGTGATCAGTAAACGCCAGGCCCTGCTCAGGAAGCCATGGCGAGAGCTGACTACCCGAACGACTGAACTCGGCGTCGAGAAGCTTTGCCCCGGCTGCCTGCAGTGGTGGCCACAAGATGAAGAGTTCTTCTCCTTCATCTCCACCAGATGCCACTTCCACAACGAATGCCGCGCATGCAGGGCAGCCGCCCAAGCCAGGCGGCGCCAATCGAGGATCGCAGCATGAGCCTGCCAATCAATGCGCTGAAGGATGACGAACTGCTGCACTACTCGCAGTTCGATTCCGGGGCGGCCGAAGAGCTGGCAAGACGGCTCGCAACGGGCGACTTGCATATGGTCGATGAACTAAGCGAGCTTGAGGAGTACGCCAGGGAGCTGGAAGAAGAGAAAGAAGAGGCGGACGACGAACTTGCGGTTGAGCAGGCCAAGTGCCGCGATGCGCTCGCCGTTCTCGAAACCACAGTGCAGTTTAAGCCAGAGACGGTAGACGACGCGCTGCATGCAATCAGGTCAGCGATAAAGATTCTGGAGGGCTGATGGCCAAGACCAACGCCCAGCGCCAGCGGGAGAAACGCCAGCGACAGCGAGAGTCCGGCATCCCCGAGCGCAAGTTGCCCTCCCCGCCGGCGATCGACGCCGCGTTCGAGCGCCTGCAGGCGGTCGGCGATTTCGAGGACTGGCGAGAAGCGTTCTCGACGCTTCTACTCAACGCCTCAGCCCTGCCAGATGCCGATCTCCTGCCTCTTCTCGTCGTGTCGCGACACGAATACACGCCAAGCGAAAACGTGTCGCGACAACTACTAGCCGCCGGACTCTCCGTAGCCGACGACGAACAGTAACCCACCACCAGATCACCGACGCTAGCCACCGGCCGGCGCGGCTCTACTCGTCCTGAGGATTACCACATGAGCACTTTTGCCGTGTTCGGCATGACGCGAGACGTAGCGCTCGCCATGGCCAAGAAGGAAGTGAAGTCAGTACGCAAGACCCCACTCGGGGATGAGCAAGTTCCGATGAGCGAATGGCTCGCAGCAGTCGAACGAAAGGCCGACACCATCATGACCGGAACAAAGGTCGTCCAATTGAGCCAGCTCTTGGATACGCCGGACTTCTGCCACCAGTTCATCGAGCTCGCACGCAAGACCCTTGAATGCCGAGACATGCAGATCCGCGCCAAGGTTCAGCTTTGGAATGAAGACGGCACGCCAGTTCTGACCAAGAAGCGAAAGCACAAGGTCGAGTGGCAGCAGTTCGGCCACCAACCTGGGAGGGCCGCAGCGTGATGCACCGCGTCTACTTGTCCGGCCCCATGACCGGCATCACCGATTTCAACTACCCCGCGTTCAACGCTGAGGAGAAGCGCATCCGAGCCCTCGGTTACTTCGTCGAGAACCCGGCGGTCAACATGGTCTACCGTGGCGCGCCGTGGGAGACGTTCATGCGCGACGGGATCAAGCGGCTCATGGACTGCGACATTCTCGCGCTGCTCCCTGGGTGGGAGCGGTCTCGCGGCGCGAACATCGAACGCAACCTCGCTATCACACTCGGCATGCCCGTCGTCGACGCCGAGGCGCTCCCTGCGCCCGACTTCGTCTGCAAGTGCCGCGCAATCCAATTCACCTGCTGCTCGGTACCGAGCGACAACGATCCGTTCGTGTGCCGTCGCCTGGCCGGCATGCCGGCATACCTCTCCCCGGAGGACAAACTGGCAACTGCACGCCAGGCCCTCGAGCAGATCGCAGCACTCACCGACGTCTCTACCGGCGGCATCGGCATGGACGTGCTCAAGATCGCCAAGCAAGCCCTTTCCAACTGATCAGCGCCAGCAGGCGAGAGGTATTCCCTATGTCCGCAGAAACGCCGCGGGAGCGGCCAATCCTGTTCAACGACCAGATGGTCAGAGCCATCCTGGAAGGCCGGAAGACGGTCACCCGGCGCGCTGTAAAAGACACCGGTTTCTACGCCATCGACGCGGCAATTCATGGCAACGAGGTCGCGCTACGAGAACGAGAGGCCCTGTCGACGCGCTGCCCCTACGGACAGCCCGGCGACCGGTTGTGGGTGCGCGAGACCTGGGGCGTAATCAGCAACACCTGGGACGAGAGCGGAAACATGGTCGACTGGACCCCGGATCGGCCTGCCACGCCAATTCGTGAACTTCCATTCGGCAGCGGCTACTACTCCGGCCATGCCATCTACGCGGCCGATGGCCCGATGGAATGGGCTGGCGATGACGACGGCGGAGGTGAACCACGCTCGGCCTGGAAGCCATCGATCCACATGCCGCGCGCCATCAGCCGCATCCTGCTGGAGATCACGGCTGTTCGCGTCGAGCGCTTACAGGACATCTCCGACGATCAGGCCATTGCCGAAGGAATCGATACCCATCCCACGGGCTTCTACGGGAATGGGTGCATCACAGCCGGGGGCGCCTTCCTTGAACTGTGGGAATCCATCAACGGCGATGGCAAGTGGGTCGCAAACCCCTGGGTCTGGGTCGTCGAGTTCAAGCGGGTGACGCCGTGAACACCCTCAACCTGACCGCGCTGTTCGTTGACGGCGAGGGCGGACAGCGACTGGCCGAGGTCAATGGCCTCCCCCGCCTCGGCGCCCTGCTCTCCTCCGCACAACTGCGCCAGCTCGCGCGACAACTGAACGAGATCGCAAACGACGCAGACCAGGGCGCCAGCGGTGAGTACTGCTACACGGCACCCCCATACGGAGCCTGCCCATCATGCCATTCGACGAAAGCCCCGCAGTCCGCCGCATAAACGCCCTCTGCTCTCCCGCGCCAGCCCGCTACCTGCACATTCCCACCGGCATTCACTGGGTCGTCATCGACAGCCTGGGTGAGGTCATTCAACTCGAAAACATCGAGCGCCGGCGCCGACTGATAACCGTTTCTGACCTCGATAGCGAGGCCTGGAGAAAGCTCCCATGACCAAAGCAAATGAATGCACCTGCCCTTCCGGCGACGGCTCCCTCCGCCATCCCTGCCCGGCACACCCGGCGTCGGTAGAGCTGGCGGGCGTAGCTGCCAACCTGACCTTCATCAACGGAAGGCCCGCTATGTGCGGGTGCCAAGTGGAATACAGCAGCGGTGGAGGCGAGTACTCCGACGTGATCTACGTGACGCTGTGTGCCAAGCACTCTGGCAGCGCGATTCTGGACCTGGTGGCGACCAACCGAATCGCTCTGACGCCGGAGTACGAAGGCCAGTGGCACGCGGACCTCTACCTGGATCGGGAGATTCCTCTTGCGAAGGCCGAGGGCGCGACTCCGGCCGAGGCGGTGCTTGCCCTCATGTCGGCAGAGCGCATCGATCCCGAACAGGGAGGGGTCGATCAGGCCGGCGGGGATCGATGGGATGCTCTCCAGTCAATTATGGAGTGGACGGCAGCAGAGAACATTCCGGACGACCGCAAGCTGTGCCTGATCCGCAACGCAGCCCGAGCCGCCCTGGCGCAACCCTCCCCGGTGCGTTCGAGCCTCTTGATCAACGGATACCAGTTGCGCGCCGCCTTGGAATTCATCGCGCCGGATGGCACTGCCAAGCAACTGGAAAGCGAGGCCCGCATCGAGTGGCGCCAGCAGGATGCCGATTTCCTCGAAGCAGGCCTATACGCATGGTGCGCCGAATACCCCGAGGAAGGCTGCGTCTTGCTGGATGAGGAGCCAGCGACGGCGCAACCCTCCCCTGCGCAGGCAGAGCAGGCAGAGGCGGAGCGGCCGGAGGCGGTGGCGTGGCAATACCGCGTCACCGCAGGACCGCAAACTGGCTGGAGTCTCTGGCACCCAGGAAAAGGCGAGGAGTTCGAACGCTCCTACACCGTCGAACGCCGGCCGCTTATGACCGTCGCCCAGTACGACCGCATCGTCGGGGAGCTGCGGGCGGTGATCGCCCAACTCCGCCAGCACAAGAACGATTACATGGATTCCGGCCAGGAAACTTACCGAGCCTTGCAGAACGAAATCCGGGAGCGGGAAGCGGAAATTGCTCGTCTTGATGGTCTGGTTTCGGGCCGCACGGCAGAGCGCGACGCCGCCCTGGCCAGGGTCGCGGAGCTGACCGCCACCCGCAATCGCTACGGGGTAGACGCCCACTATTTCAACAAGAACCTCCAGCGCATCCTGCGCGACTTCGAGAGCTTCACGCCCGACGAGCTCGCTCGCTCCCTGATCATCCTGGCGAAGGTCGCCGACGAAAAGGTCGTAGCCCAGGCTCAGCAACTCAACGACCTGGACAAACAGTGTCGCGATGACGTGGCACGTGCGCTTGGTTTGCGCCCGAATCAGGAGCGCGGCTTCGCCTGGTCCTACCTGTTGGCGTCGATCAAGTCATGCGTGAAGGCCTCCGGGGATAGCGCCCAGGCTCAGCAAAGCGTGCCGGAGGCTTCTGAGCAGGAAAAAGAACAGGGCTGGACTCTCGACTACCGGTTCGTCGAGCGTGTTACCGAGCTTGCAGCGAGTCGGACGGAATACACCACAAGCATGGAGGCTACAGAGCAGGTTCTGTTGGCGGCTCGCGAACTTCTCGCCGCCGCGCCCGTTTGCCGTCTGAGCCGAAGCGCACTTACCGATGCGCAGATGCGCCGGCTCTACGATAGCAGCACCGAGACAGAAAATGAGCGGCTTGGATTCGCAGCGTTCGCGCGCCTGATCCGCCGGGCCGAGGCCGTCCACCAGATCGCCGCCGCGCCCGGCAAGGAGGTAGGTCATGAGTAACTGCTCGCACGAAGCTTGGGATTTCGGCGCGCTGCAATGCCCGGACTGCGGCGCTGTGAAGGGTCACGTCGCGGATGCCGACTACGCCAAGCTCGAAGCCGAGGCTCAGGCGCTAAGGGAGGAAGTCGCAGCACTGCGCGCAAGGGTGGTGGTTGTGCCGGAGCGAAAACTCCTAAATGCCGGAGTCCCAGGGCTGAATCGTAATAGCGGCTGGAACGCCTGCCTCGACGAACTGGCGCGCCTCAACGGCCTGACGGTCAGCGAAGGGCTGGTGCAGGGGATGGCCAAGTTCGCGCGCGAGATCATCTGCGGAGCCCTCGAGGGCGGTAGCTTCGATGGGGCAGACATACAGGAAAGCGCTGAACGCCACGGGCTGATCGCAAAACAGGTGATGAACGAGCCATGCCGGGGACCGGAAGAGTACTGCGCATGCGCCTGGTCTACCTCGTTCCCGACTGAATGCTACCGGATAACGGCAGAACTTCGCGCCCTGCTCAACCAGGACAAGGAGAACGGCAATGGCTGACGCACTGAGACCGCTGGCCTGGGCAACTATCTACAGCAGCCCTGGCAAAGAAGATATCGTCGAGATCGGAGATGCAAACCCAGTGCAGGAGCGCATGGCCGATAGCTTGGGGTTGCAGCACCGGAGAGTCCAGCTTGTAGAGATCCCCGCAGGGCATGTGTTGGTAAGCGAGGGGCTGTTGCGGCGTCTTGCCAGGCCGGCAGACCGTTACGATGAGGTTTTCACTTTGGATCGACATGAGGCCGCCGAAGAACTGCGCGCCCTGCTGAGCGAGCAGGCATAGCCACCCATCGCCAACTGCTGTACGCACCGATGCCGGAATCCCGGCATCGCTTACAGGCCGCCTTAGCACCAGCCTGAAACCCGCATGGTTACTGGGTTTCAGCGCTTAAACCAAGCTACTTGGCACCACCTTACAGGCCACCCCAAACCAACGAATCCGCCCCCGGAGGACCAACCGTGGACAACGAAAACGAAACCCTGGTCGCAGTGATAGTCATCGCTCTCTTCGTCCTGGGAGTCTTCCGGGTTGTCGGGGACTTCCAGAACCTCTACGAGCAGACAGAACAGAAAGGACAGGAGTTGAGCAGATGGAGCAAGAGTTGAAGCCGTGCCCCTATTGCCGAGGCTATGACCTAGAGCGTCGCTGGTGTCACGTTTGCAATGGCCGTGGCGTCGTCGATGTCAAGGCTCAACAGCGAGAGCGCGCAGAGATTGTAAAGGCGCTGCGCGAAGCCGGAATTGAAGCGAGGGACTGACCATGCCTGACATGAGAGAAGAGTTTGAAGACCGCTTCCCGATCCCTGAAGGCATCGAGTGGCGTGACACCGATTACTTCCCGGTGCAGACCGATAACGTCCACGTATACGTGGCTCTTGCCGGAGTCGCTGCGCGCTACACGTCGATGTGGCAAGCCTGGCAAGCCAGCCGCGCGGCTCTGAGGGTGGAGTTGCCTGACGATGGGATCGAGGACTGTTGGCGGGACTGGCCAAACTTCTGCCGAGACACCTTCGATACTGGTTACTGCTATGCAACTGACCGGATCACTAAAGTCCTCCAACAAGCCGGAATCGAGGTTAAGGATGACTGACCAATACCTGAGACCTGATCAAATGATAGAGCCTGGCTACTACTGGTGGTTGCCAGAGTACCTGAGCGCCAATCCAGAGAAGCAAGAGAACTGGCAGATCATCAGTTGGCATCCGGCGAACACTGCGCGCGTGCGCGTGGGAATATTCGTCGGACCGCTGATTCCGCCAACGGAGATCAAGCAATGACCGACCACGCAGAGCTGCGGAGGCTGGCTGAGGCGGCAACGCCGGGCCGTGGCGTGTTCAAACCGGGTGCAGTTGGCGCCGCCCTAGAAGGAGCAACGCAATGAACGACGCAAAGCTTCTGAACATCTTGCACTCCACAAAGACCTTCGCTCCAGTATTAACAGTTGGGGAAGATGGATGGGGGCGAGACGTTCGCTATGCCGAAATGAAGGAGGATATGGGTGCAAACGGCTTGTGGGTTAGATACGGAGACTTCCGCAACCTGGCGATTGAGACAGTTAAAAGCCAGGAAGAAAATCAGATGCTCCGTTCGGTGCTTGAGGCCTTCGTGCTGCGCGCTGAAGCATACATTGAGGCAGGGCGTGGCATGCCTGACGTATCTATGGAGGCAGTGCTGGAAAAGGCCAGAACAGCCTTGGAGGGGGCCGGGAAATGAACGACCGCACACTACTCGAACTGGCGGCGCGGGCGGCGGGGATGCAGATCAATGAGCAGCGTCAAGCCGAACGTGATTCCATAGTCGATCCAGCAAAAGCCAGCCTTGGATTGTCGATGGGTGTACGGCCTGGAACCCACTTATCGAAAGCCACCACGCGTTTATTCTGGCGGTGCAGCTTCGCCTGGACATTACGTTCTACAACGGATTTCAGGAGGTGGCCGCCGAGCCATCAAATGGTGACGGGATGAACCCTTGCCAGGAGGTGTTCACAGAAAACCCGTATGCGGCAACTCGGCGAGCAATAGTCCGCGCCGCCGCAGAGATCGGCAAGTCTATGGGAGGTGGGGAGTGATGAAACGGGAGGAATTCGAGAAACGCATGGCCGGCGTATTCGACCTGACCGCCTATGTTGACAGCCAGGGAGACATCCGATATTCAGACAGCCACACACAGGCCGCTTGGGATGGATGCAAACTGGCGGTGGATTTGTTTGAGTCGGGGCCATCAGCAAGGCAAGGAGCTGACCTTCGAGCTATGTTCGAAGAAACGAACAAGGGAAAGTTTCCTCGCCGCTCTTTCGAGAGGGACAAGTTCGGAGACTATGTGGATCGCAGCGCAGAGTTCGCATGGAAGTCGCTACTGTCGACGCTCGGCCACGCCGAACGGCTTCAGGCCCTGGAGCATCTGAGGCTGCGCATCGACGCTCACATGTTCATCAGAGAGGACGGGGAACTGCTCGGATACGGCGTATCCGTCCCTGAGATGCGTGAGTTCCGGGAACTCCTTATCCCGTTCAACGGCGAAATCAAGATCAAGTAACCCAGCCGGGCGCCACTAGCTCTCCCTGAGCTAACCCGGCTGGGTTCCAAATCCTACCAGAATGCCTGACCGAGCAGTTAACCCCCATATTGCCCGATGCGGGCGCCCTGCCCGGCCAAGCCTCCACGAATTCTACCCGCCAACCCGATGCCGTTGATCGGCCAATGTCTCGCTATGTCTTTGATTTCAGTTGAGGCGGCTGCCGGCATTCTCGGCGTGAGCCGCAGGACCGCGTACCGCTACGCGGACGAAAAGCTGATCCCGGTGGTCAGGTTCAAAAAGACAATCCGGGTTCACAAGGAAAAGCTCGAACAGATGCTTGAAGAGGAAGCCGCTGCTAGCATGCGCGACGCGGTCGGCGTACCGGAGGAAGTATGCCGTACAAGAGAAACGACTCCGCCTACTGGTGGATCTCTTTCAAATCAGCAACAGGAAAGCTTGTTAGACGCTCTTCTGGAACTGCCGACTACTCGGCGGCGAAAGCACTAGAGCAACAGGAGCGCGCGAAAGCGTGGAAGGAAAAGGAAATGGGCGTGAATCCGCCCAGGACCTTTGAGGAGGTGATCATTCCGTACCTGCAACACGCTCGCCAGCATCAGCGCAGCTACGAAACGACCGTGCACCGCATAAAGCCGCTGCGCGAGTATTTTGCCGGACGCGTGGTCAACGATCTAGGGGGCCAGGACATCCGGGGATACGGAGCGCATCGGTTGGATGCCGGCGCATCCCCGGCAACCATCAACCGAGAACTCGCCGCACTGTCTGCGGCGATCAACCACTGCAACACAGAACTGGAGTGGGCCCTTCCTAACCCGGTGAAGGGGCGGAAGATGCGCGAGGCCGAGGGGCGTGATCGTTGGCTGACCAGGGCGGAGGTCGAGGCCCTGTGCCGCGCCGCGCGCGTCCAGAAGTTTGGCCCGATGCTCGAGGATTTCATCCGCCTAGCGGTAAACACCGGATGCCGGCGGGAGGAAATGCTTGGCCTGGAATGGCGCAGAGTGGATTTCGCCAATCGACTGATCTACTTGGAGGCATCCCACACGAAGGCAGGCAAGCGCCGGAGCATCCCGATCAACGAGGGGGCTATGGCAGCACTAAAGCGACGAATGGCATTCAGATCCGAGACAAGCCCAGAATGCCCCTGGGTTTTTGCCAGAGCCAACGGCGATCGAGTGGTTTCGCTATCGTCCGGCTTCAAGCAGGCCTGCCAGGCAGCGAAGATTGTGGACTTTACGATTCACGACCTGCGCCACACTTGCGCGGCATGGCTGGTAAGCGCCGGCGTTCCGTTGGCGGATGTTCGGGATCTGCTCGGACACTCGACAGTCGCGATGACTGAGCGATATGCCCATCTTGCGCCGGCCAGGGTAAGGGATGCGGTTGGGGTTCTTGATCAAGTCCGTGAAAGTCGCATTTCACGTTCTGTTCACGCTGATAATCCAGCGCATCTACATGGAGGGCCGCTGAAGCTCGTAAACACTTGATTTAGAAGGTGGTGCGGACGGAGAGACTCGAACTCTCACGCCTTGCGGCGCTGGAACCTAAATCCAGTGTGTCTACCAATTCCACCACGTCCGCGGGACACTGCTTGGAAATGAAAACGCCAGGCCCCGGGCCTGGCGCTTCGGAATATGGGGTGGACGATGGGAATCGAACCCACGACACCAGGAGCCACAATCCTGTGCTCTACCAACTGAGCTACGCCCACCATATTACGACTTGCGGTAAAACATCGCCTGCTTCTTGCCGATTCGCCGAATGGCGCACCCGGCAGGACTCGAACCTGCGACCATCCGCTTAGAAGGCGGATGCTCTATCCAGCTGAGCTACGGGCGCTTTATTCATCTGCATTCAATGCTGAGCGCAAACTTTAAGCTCTGGCAATCACAAAGTCAGCAACCGACTTGCTTTACCTCTTACCCTGCGTCCGGCTGTGCTCGGCAAGCGGGGCGCATGTTATACAGGGGGCGAAAGGCCGTCAACGGGTTTTTTAAAAAAATTCAGCTATATAAAGGAGTTACGGCAAATCCGCGGGTCGCCTCCTTTGCCCCGGGCGGCGTCCATGCGAAAATGCGCGTCCTTTTTCCACCCGATTCGATGGTTACCCTTCCGACATGACCGCACAACTGATCGACGGCAAAGCGATCGCCGCCAACCTTCGCCAGCAGATAGCCCAACGCGTGACCGAGCGCCGCCAGCAAGGCCTGCGCGTTCCCGGCCTGGCGGTGATCCTGGTCGGCACCGATCCGGCCTCTCAGGTCTATGTGGCGCACAAGCGCAAGGACTGCGAGGAAGTCGGCTTTCTCTCCCAGGCCTACGATCTTCCCGCCGAAACCAGCCAGGACGACCTGCTGGCCCTGATCGACCGCCTGAACGACGATCCCGCCATCGACGGCATCCTGGTCCAGCTACCCCTGCCCGCCCACCTGGACGCCTCCCTGCTGCTGGAGCGCATCCACCCGGACAAGGACGTGGACGGTTTCCATCCCTACAACATCGGCCGCCTGGCCCAGCGCATGCCCCTCCTGCGCCCCTGCACCCCGAAAGGCATCATGACCCTGCTCGCCAGCACCGGCGCCGACCTGTACGGCATGGATGCGGTCGTGGTCGGCGCCTCGAACATCGTCGGCCGCCCCATGGCTCTGGAGTTGCTGCTGGGTGGCTGCACCGTCACCGTGACCCACCGCTTCACCCGCGACCTGGCCGACCATGTGTCGCGCGCCGACCTGGTGGTGGTCGCTGCCGGCAAGCCGGGACTGGTCAAGGGCGAGTGGATCAAGGAAGGCGCCATCGTCATCGACGTCGGCATCAACCGCCAGGCCGACGGCCGCCTGGTCGGCGACGTGGAATACGAGGTGGCGGCACAACGCGCCAGCTGGATCACCCCGGTGCCGGGCGGCGTCGGGCCGATGACCCGCGCCTGCCTGCTGGAAAATACCCTGCACGCCGCCGAACACCTGCACGACTGA